ATCGTAAGTTCTCTTCTCTGTACATACATGATGAATGAATGTAACAATCTCATTGAAGTTTTCGAACTTAACGTTGTTTGATAAGAACTCTTCAACCATCATGATTGCTGATGAGATAAGAGAACGGCCCTGACCTGTGATTGATGTCGCCATGTAATAGCAGAAGAAGATTGATGTCTCCTTACCTGATGCACCATACATGGCGTTAGCACATATCTTTTCGATGCTCTGGAAAAGATTGTACTTAGCGAATTCTGATGAACCCTTTGGAAATGACTTCATCATCTTCTTATAGTTTTCACGGTTCATGATAAAACCATCTATAAGGTCATAGAATGGATTTGGTACATCACCATGATGCTGAAAGATTGTGCCTGCTGCTGTAAAGATAGGCTTTCTACTAATAATGTAGTTGGCCATCTTTAAAGCTGTTGTCTGTGTAGTTGTGTGAGTATAACTGTTATCCAGTTCTGCTTCTCTATCTCTAAAGTGTTTTGAGATAGAATCGTCGATTGCAAATAATAAATCGTCCCGAGTATAACCCGGTAACACTCTGTGAAGACAATCATACATCTGTTTCTTGTATTCAGTGATAGCTTCACTACTTAATATACTATTCATTTCGATTGCTGTGTACTTGTTGTTCATTACGAATCATCCTTTCTATACGATTAGCTTAAATCGGTTATTCGAAAGTTACGGTGAGCTTATTATTTAACATTGTATTAATATAGACCATTTACGGGTCTACAATAGTACTATTGTAATAATTCGAAGGAGGAAACTACCATGGGAATTTTTTCAGAATCAAGATCATTCATGGCTAACGGTCTTTCAGACGCAGACCAGGCAATGGGTGAAGAATTAACAATCGAAGAAGCTGCTCACGTAGCAGAATATCTTTTCAATCAGCAGCTCGAAGAAGACCTTTCAACACTTACAGAGGAACAGCAGAAAGCAGTCCTCGAATCAGAAGAGTACGAGCTCCTCTGTGAAACAAAGCACTTCAAGAAGAAGACAATCGTTAAGCTCAACAAGAACGATGACCTCTCAAGAAGAACATCACAGGCTGCTATCGTAATCGCAGGTGAAAAGAACGACCCTCTCTTTAAGAAGCTTGCTCTTAACAGAATGCAGGAGAAGAAGCTTCTCAAGGCTATCAAGATGAAGTACAAGACTCAGGCTATAAAGGCTGCTAAGGAGTCACAGAGAGACTACGTAAAGGATGTAAACAAGTCAAAGATGATGACTGTTGCAGACCTCGACAACAGAAACAAAGACGAATAATAGCACTGGAGATAGGATTATGTCCTATCTCCAAGCTTTTGTCTTTCTTACTTTGTAATAATTGTGTAATATTTACCCTTTTAAATGTCACAATATTTGACATTGTGTATACTTTTGTTAAGAACAAGGGGTCTTTGTCGTAAAAGTAATAAACTACAACTCATATAACATTTTCGTAATTTATACGAAAATAAGACCTAGACTTAGTCTAAGTATGACTATGCCTTAGCATAAGTCATACTAAGCTAACTAGTCTAGACCATTTTCTGTATAAACGAAAATCATCCCTACTAACGAAATAAACACTTATCCAGTCCTGACTCAGGACTGGATCTTTTCTTGCGTTTGTAGATAGAGAAGAAGACTGGAGCCAAGGCTTTCTAGGATGAGTTTCAACGAATAGGACTACGCTTAGGCTACGTCCTATTCTAGGGACAGACCTTTATACCTGACGTATAATGATCTCCAATTGGTATATAGATACAATCAATTTAACCTACTTATAATAAGTCAATAGAAAGGAGAGATGTTTATGAATGGAAGATGTGATATAGTAGACGTTGTAGAATACATGAACTACGACTGTCATAACCTAAACTGTTTCAAATGCAAGTATTGTTGGTTTGTATCCAGAAGAATGGAAGGACCACTATACAACGTAGAAAATTCAATAGATCCATTTGCAATGATCTATTCAGAAGGAGAAGTTGTTGACACCTCTACGTCAGCAACGTATTAAACAATTTTAACAATGAAAGGAAGATTAAGTTATGAAGAAGAAGATTATAGCAGTAGAAGGATTAGACGGTGTGGGTAAGTTAAAGTACTCCAGACAATTAGCTGTATCAGTTTTACACAGCGGCGCATCTTGGGTTAAGTTTCCTAGACCAAACTCGTATGCTCATCAGTACATCAAAGAAACCAAACCTAAGGATGTAAATCCAGATTTTCTTATGGAAGCAATTATGACAGACATATTAATATATGTCAGGGACTTCACATACAGACAGGATACTATAGACACAATGGTGTGCAACAGATTTCTCTTCTCCAACTTCTTATATACGCTATCAGGGGTAAGAGAAAATTCAGAAAATGCGGTAGATGGCTGTTCACTGGAGAAGTATAAACAGATGCTTGCGACAACGTGGAAAAAGCTTGTTCCGGAATTATCTGAAGAACGTGATACAGACAAGATAATCAATCATTTCTTTTCTCAGTTTACTCTGGAAACACATTTGCTCGAAATGCCAGGTACAACAAGATATGCGGTGCTGATGAATAGATCCAGAGATAGTAAGGAACAGGACTTCATCAATACACCAGATTATCAGGACAGACTTGACACCAGATATGACAGACTTCTTAAAGATGAAGAAGTTTGTGATTTCTTCGGTATAGCTAATGTGGTTGGCGATTTTGATACTACCAGATATAGTTCAACAGATTCATACTGGATAGCGATTAAAACTCGTAAAGAACCGTAATAATGTACTTTAACGGCTCACCTGAATAGGGTGAGCCGAACTTTATATTAATCAGAAAGGAGGAATTAACATGACTGAAAACATGATTCAGTTGAGGGAAAACAAATTTCCTGATATAGAAACCATAAATTATGGAGGCAATCCTACAATCGTTTCACCTAATGCAGACCATTGGATATCTCTTAGACAGACTCAGGAAACGCTGTGTGATGTTGATACATATACAGCATTGATTAAGTCCGCCGTATCACTATTCAGAGGTTCTAAATTCTATAAAGCATATAAAGCACATCTTGCTGACCTCGGATTAAACCGTTGTCAGTATCTTTCTAATCTTCCAACTGCGGGACCTGATGATAAGGCTCCGCCAATTACAATCGAAATGAATCATGTCATACTTACAATATTTGACATAGCATTGATAATTGCTGAGCACACGCTCAGGACGTATGGTTCTATTAGCACCTGTGAATTGGTAATGCTGATTGAACAGGAACACGCTGAACACAGAATACCAATTGTAATGATGAGTAAGTCTGTTCACGAAGCTTATCATTCAGATCCGATGTTTTTCGTGCATCCGAACTTAGTATTTGGTAAGTGGTGGGAATTCCTCCAAAGATATCAGTTAGGTATCATGCCAGATACTGCCGCTAAGATAAAATACTATATAGATAAAGCTGAAGAAATGAACCATTCAACTGACAATGGATTACTTCAGATTGCCGACAACGTAATTGACTGGGGGAATAAGAATGCTGGATATATTAATCTTGACGATAGTTTTTACTCTAATTTCTAGTTGTGCCTTATCATGGTTCCTTGCCGTGAACAAGGTTAGACTCGACAGAGACAAATACAATCTCGACAAATACGATTTGAATCTCAATACAGACATAAAGATGGGACAACTCGATGAGTTCCTCGAATCTATAATGAACGAATACATTGCTACACATATCAGCCCGAATGAATATATTGACAATCCATCAATGAAACTCATCATGCGTGATTGTGTATCTATAATTGAAAAGAGAATGACTCAGGCTCTTAAAGATCAGATGAGCGTGTTCTACAATGAATCTGAACTGAATGATATCATTGTAAACAAAGTATTCATCTACATATCATCGTTTGTCAGGGAGAAGAACGCTAATACACTGATTTAGTAGCCAAGGAGGTGCATCATGGATCAGCCAAAAATGCAATATTCGGATAATCCATATATTGATGCCATCGTGTACTATACGAAATATTTGATTACAAACTCCGTCTTGAAAGATGAGGTCGAAGCGGATAACAACGAAACGTTGTTATCCATCAAACGTGGCGGAGAATATGTACGAAAGATAAAGTATGACCACGAAGACGATCCGGATTATATCGAAATTAACCCATATTACTCCACGTTGTGGGGTCAGCCGACTGTACCTACTATTGCTGAGATACAGGCTGTGTTTGCACATGTTCAGGATACAATGGATTTAGACTCAATAGATCCTACTATATATGCCGACATGTACTATATTTCAATGAATCAATACGAGTTCATGATTCCGTCCGGAGTAGAGCTCGATTTGAAGAATAAGTTCTTGCATACTCTTACCGAAACCGAAGTTATGATGTGTGAATCCTGTGGAATTATGGATGCCGTGCGTAATGATTACGGTTCCGATCCTCACTACAAGTATATCGAATTCGTTGGCCATAAGATTGACCCGGTAATATCAAGAACTGCAAGCAAGTTTCAGTTGTTATACGTGCCACCGTTACCAGACGATGACTATAATGACTTGAAATCTAAGTTTGAGATTATATTTGAAAAGAACAAGAGATACGTTATGAGTGCGATATACAGTGACGCTATGGCATTCCAGAACGTATACTACGATAAGTTCATAATCATTCTTCTTAAAGTCATGACTATGATGGACATGGTCAATGACGTATTTGACTATCTGATTCATAAGGACGTATTCGATTCAAGAACCATACGTTATCTGTTTGAATCGTATGGTGTTGAATACTATTCTGAGATTCCAACAAAGTATCAGATAGCAATGATTAAGAATATGAACACTCTTCTCAAATACAAGTCAACTAACCGAAATATCGTAGACATATGCAATCTGTTCGGATTCCCGAATGTAACAGTATTCAAATACTATCTTCTCAAGGTTCATGACCCTGAGAGCGGGTATAAATTCAATGCTGACGGAACAGAAGACTTCTCTGAAGGATATGACCTCGAATTCGTCAAAGTACCGATTGATGGTAAACTTGATGACTATATCAACAATCCTGACTATAGAGAACCGTATGACGATATTGCCGGAAATGACCCATTCTGGATTACAATCAATAACAACCAGACTGACGTATTCAAGAATGCTGACGTTAATGCTCTCAAGTATGACGTTCGTCAGCAGATTATCAATACTGACTTTACTTGTGAAGAAACCAAGTACTTCTCTATTGATAGTACAGAAGACGTAGCGGCATCGTCTATCGACTTGTGCTACTTCTACAACATGATTTACGATGGCATCATAGAAGATTTCACAATAAAGCTTCCTGATAGCATATCTGTAACACCAGTTCCGGTAGGTCAGGTATTTGCATATATGACAGCATTAGGATATGTCTATAACGGCGTGGAAGATGACATCATTGCTGCAGATATGGAGAAGAATCTGTATATTCACGGATTCAACTTCGATTATACTGATATTGATGCTCTTCTTATTCAGATACGTCGTGAACACACCACAATACGTGATAACTTTGATAGTCTTGATACCGGTGGAAACATGGCTATTGTCGATAACTTTGAATGGCCACCAACTGGTTCATCCGGAATAGAATACACTTACGAGATATTCGAAAGAGTATTTCTCAAGGACAGAGAATTCCACGACAAGCTTCGCGAAGCCATGAAAGAGACTGACAACTATCATGTGTACTCAGGTTATGAGAAAGTGTACGACACTCTTATGACCACAAAGAATACTCTGAAGTACTTCACAAAGTTATACTTTGCTGAAGACCCAACCGCCGAATGGGATTGCTCAATCACATATACTAAGTGGTTTGACAGAGTAAACTACTCATTAGCAAAATCAATAGCCGATTGTAAAGCTATGACTAATACAGAAAAACGTACAGCCACAATATCGAATATCTTCGATGAATGTGTGTACGCTCTCAAGGATGTATTCACCAATGAACGTTTCGCAAACATATACAACGTGTTACCGACAAAGAGTGCAGACTTCCTCATCAGCTGTATCGTTAAAGTAATTAACTTCTTCAAGTCTTATAAGGCTCAGTTCATTTCATCCAGTTCAATGTTTATACTCAAAGATGACGACCAGGAAACTGGATTCCTTGAAGATACTGCTGAGAGATTTACCCTTGTATTGCCACAAACGATGTCTTTCCTTGAAGATATGGGAATAACGTACAAGGATGCAATATACGAAAAAGAGACTCTCGGTGCTCTCGAAAAAGTGTATGTTAAGGAGACAACTAATTAAGGAGGTACTACTATGAATTTGAATATAAAAGATATTTCTACCGTTGAAGACTCTGTTCAGTCTAACGGCGATTATAAAGCTCACGGCCATGTACAGAAGACTCGAGTTATAATCCACGAAGTTCTTCCAAGTGGAAGAAAGATATTCAGAGAACTCGGTGAGAACAAGGTAATTGTATCCGGCTCTGAATTCCATGCAAGAAAAGACTTCAATTTCGGTACAGGTACTTGCTACACTGTAGGTAATAAGGATTCATCTGGCTTCTATAATAAGCTGCCAAATATTCCGTCATACGATGATGAACTCGATGCTAAGTATACATCAACGTTTCCGGCAAATGCTACAATATACACCGGTGGACAGATGTCAGCTGAAGAAGCTCGTAAGATATATCTGTTCGGTGTAGGTATCGATGGATGTGGTATTGAAGCTTCAAGACGTTTCGTTGTTGCTAAGAATGACTGGATTAAGCCATACGGTCCTGCACCGGATGCTCTTACTCCAGAAGGAACTGAAGTTTCTACATGTCTTATACCATTCAGATGTGTTGATTCTGAAACACCAAAGTCTCCTGCTGCTATGGTAAACTCACATTACCATGGAGCGTATCAGGATACAGAAAACGGCAAGACACTTTACTTCTTCAAGGAATTCGATAATGCTCCAGTACTGGATTGTACAGCAGGCGGAGTTCCGATATCTGCTATCACAGGCGGCAGTATCTGGAAGTATAAGACATCAGGTGCCATTGAATGTACTGTTAAGCTTACACTCTCTGTAACAGCTGAAGATGTTAAGGAGTGGTTTGCTCTGCATGGCGAAGAATCTACTTCTAAGATTAACACAATTTCACTTATCTCTGCGGTTCCATATCTTGATTCATCAGATAATCTTTGGTATAAGGACTACCGCCCGGTTACCAAGTACAACATGACAAACAAGCCGCTTTCAGATCCAAACTCTGGACTTGAAATCACATACATTCTGTACTATTAAAATACAAACCGTAACTCCTAGTGAGTTACGGTTTTATTTTTTAACAATGCTATAACTATATAGTAAAAAATATGACATTAACTCTAAATATAGATGATGTACCTCCCGTGCCCTCATATCCAGGAGACATGACAACTCTCCTGGATGTGAAGGTCTACATCACATATAACTAAATAGTAATATAAAATAGATATTTTCACCATCTTAAAGAATTGAAGCATTCCTTTCTGGTTCTGTAATCGGAGCTGTGACACAAACCATAGCTCCGAATATCAGAATCCATCACTAACGAATTTTTCAAACTTTAGGTTTTCATAATTTTTTCACTCTTTTCTTCTCTATGCTAGATGTGAAAGCTCATACATCAATGAGCTTTCCTTACCTAGCATAACAACTAAAGACATTTTCAGAAGTAATCCTTTTCCTTCACTTCTTTCTTTTCTTTCCTTCCTCAGAGAGCTATGGCCTTCGGGTTTGCACAAACTTGAAGGCTACTACCTCTGATTAACAAATGACATTTTCATATCATTTCCTTTCTATAAAAATAAATTAGTAAACCGGCTCACCTGAATAGGGTGAGCCGATTTGCTTGCAACTTGTATGTAAGACATAATCCTGTGTCTTGGAGGACGGATGACATAAATATCCCGTGACGATATGCTCGTCACGGGAAATATTTTGTCTTTTACTCGTCTGGGAATGCTTTGTCTAAGTCTATATCTGTGTACTTAACAACGCCATCGTGGAAAGCTTTCATGGCGATATTCTTAATCTTGGACTGCATCTGTGCTGTAGCAATACCAACGGCACTCATTCCAATCATATAGAAGTAGTCGCCGATACATTTATTGCAGAACTGATGAGATGGTCCAATACCTTTACACATGGAACAATATCTCATCTTAACGGTCTTACCCTTATATTTATCGACAGTTGTGGAATCGAGTCTTACCAGATTCTTGCCGTCTACGATATATGAGTACATCATCTGTGATAAGTACTTTCCTTTGAGTGTAACCTCTATTGTTTCTGTAGTTCCACAGTCAGAACCCTTAGGACCAAGTACCAGGTTCTGGAATGAAAGAACGTATTTCTTTTCGTTATAACCACCAGTCATTGTCTTTCTTGCACGAGCGTATGGACCTGCAGCAAGTGAGTTGGCCATGGCCGCATATTCGTCTTTGCTAACTCCATCAACGTAGTTTGACAGCATAACGTTATACTTGCCTGTGATAGGGTCTTTAACTGCCCCCTTCATAACGTATGTGTTCTTGAAGTTGTTACCCCATGAACCTACACCGCAATCGTAGTAGTCCATAGCCGGGTCATCCTTAAAGTATTCCTTAGCATATTTAAGAAGCTCGTTTTCGAGTTCAACGCCGGCAAGTGGGTCACCTGCAGCTATTCTGTCTTTATACTTTGGAAGAAGTTCTTTCTTCTTCTTGTTTATAGGTTCGGAAGCGTTAAACATTGCTTCCGTTGTTGAAACCGCAATAGCTGATGTGTAAGACATAAACTTCTGCTGCTTCTGTAAGAATTCAAGTTCTACTTCGATAGGTATCTTATCTTCGTTTACTGCATAAGCAACCTGTTCCGAAATCTTACCGATATTCTTTTTAGTAAGGTCAAAGTTTACGTAGCCAACTACGTCTGTTAACTTCTCTTCGATAAATGCTTTGTTGAAAATGAATCTGCCTACAGTTGTAAGCACATCATTCTTGTTTTTGTGTCCTTCAGGACCAAAGGTTCCTGCAGGAATTGTCATGATATCGTATGTGTTGAATCTAGGAGGCTTACCCTCGAAAGATGCAAACAAGTTCATGAAGACAGACATCTTACATGCTTCATACGGAGTGAGTTTAAGTAATTCGTCCTGTTCTTCCTGAGTGATAACTCGAGATATTCTTTTATTATTCATGGTGTCGACCTCCTTTGTATTATTTTATTGTTCTAATAACACATATATAACTTAACTTTAACCTTATAGAATGCATGGTGAGTTCCGTTTCGGAACCCACTTTTGTAGTCTGTTTTTGACTTATATATTATAAGAGTGAAAGGAGTGAATGCTAATGGCAAAGTTAAACCTTGGCGATTCAAAAGAAAAACCGGTAGAAGAACTGCCGGAAGAATCAACACCGGAGGTTTCAACACCTCCAATTAGCAGAAAGCATGTAAAACGAACCACCGCTAAAGAATCGGCAATCATTGTCGAAGACATAACGTTGGTAATCACACAGAGAGGAGAAGAAGCACCATCAATATCTTTCCAGGTTACAATGGCACCATTTGAAGATGGCACCGTACCAGAAGTATTGATAACAACACCAATCACATTAACAGATAACGGATTCAGAAAGGGTATCATTTTAGGATGCATTTCTAACGAAATGACAACCAAGTATCCAGATAGATACATATCTGATCCAACCGTTGTTGTTAATAATTACGCAACAGAAATTAGAAAGGAAGTAGACAAGTTCGATACGTTTAAAGATGATGTGCTGTACACATTACAGTACACGTTCCAGTTAGACACAGACGTAGAGTAATAGGAGGAAATTATGGATTACATTTCTGAACAGGACATTGTGGATTACAGAAGCACGATTCGATTCACATATGCGAATGACCCACATTATGACACAGACGTTCATGTTGAGATACTCAATCTTGATGAAGAACGAGTTAAGGACATGAACACTGGTAAGGGCATGCTTATTACACATAAGCAGTCTCTTAAAGCTAACGTCGAGAAGAATAAAAACTCTATCTTCTCATCTTACTTCTTCGGTAAGAATCTTGGTGACGTTGGTTCACCACTTGAATCAGAATACAAATGTCCATGCGGATATGTATCAGGACATCTGTATAACGGTTCTATCTGTCCTAAATGTAGACAGAAAGTACGTAAACTTGAAACAAGCTTTGATAAGTATGGATGGATAGTAATCAGAAATTATTATCTGATTCATCCAAATTTATACAGAGCACTCGAAACCTTCTTAGGTGCTAAGGTTCTTAATGATATATGTATGCCTCTTATCGATCTTGATAAGAACGGTCTTACTGTCGTAAAAGAACAGATGCTTAAGCAGGTTGCAAAGTCCGGAAAAAAGAAACTGACGAGAGAAACCAAAGCTTCCCAGGAGAACCCATTCATCGGTATAGGTATGATTGAGTTCCACGATCGTTTCGATGAGATAATGAAGTATTACTACAGCAAAGCTTCACGTTCAAAGAAAGAATTGTATGAACACATCATGAATAACCGTGACAAGTTATTCACTTCATCAGTTCCGGTATATTCACTTCAGTTACGTCCATATGAGATAATCGACAACAAGTTTGTTCTTGAATCTGTAAACAAGAACTACAACATGATGGCATCTCATGCTAACTATGTCAACAAACAGGACTGTGCATTCCAGAATAACCGTAAGAGTAAATCGGTTCTTCTTTACAAGATGCAGCAGTGCTGGAATGATATCTATTGTCTTACAGAGAAACGTCTCTCTGGTAAAAAGGGAGACATCAGAGAATGCATGTCATACCGTTCTAACTTCTCTATTCGTAATATCATTACTCCTGCAGTAGATCTCGAAATAGATGAAGTAAGATTACCATATGCTGCATGCATTGAACTTCTCAGATTACAGCTTATTGCTATTCTTCAGAAGACACACGGCTATTCTTATGCACAGGCCTATGCTGCTTGGTATAACGCAAAGCTTGTGCCTAATAAAGAAATGAAGAATCTTATGATGAGCATTATTAATGATTCACCATACGGAGGGTTACCATGCGTTCTCAACAGGAATCCCTCTATTGCTTTCGGTTCCATTTTATTCGTTAAGTGCGTTGGCATTAATGATAACTATGCGTGTTCGGTAAGCAATTTGATACTTAAATTAATAGCTGGCGATTTTGACGGAGATGTCTGCACAATAATTATGCTTATGAATCATGACATTATTATGAGAAGCATGATAAACCTGGATCCGATGAACTCGATGATCATTAGCAAGAATGATGGCATGTTCAACGACGACACAAATATCCAGACTGAGGCTATTATATCTCTCAATAGTTTCAGGAGACTTGCTACACAGTACACGGAAGATGAAGAAGCAAACATTGCTCATCTCTTAACATTAAGACCTGAAGACGAATAATGTATGACTGTCCGGTAGGGTAATTCCCTACCGGACTTTATTTTTAATTTTTAATTGAAAGGATGGTTACAATGGTAAAAGTAAAACGAGATTTCACAGGACAAACATTCGGGTGGCTTTATGTATTGCGACAAAGTGAAGACGACTATGTAAACCCAAATGGAGACCACCATCCTAAATGGATATGTCGGTGTAAGTGTGGAAATATCGTTGAAGCACGAAGTTCTACACTTACATATAAAGGCATGGTGTCTTGCGGATGTTATAAACGTTCTCGCAAGCAAAACCGTTATGAATTGAATCTCGAAGACGAGCATGGACTGTACGGAATAGGATACTGTAATAACGACGATACAGCATTTTATTTCGACATGGAGGATTATGACAAAATCAAAGACTTCGGTTGGTATAGCTCATATACTGCTAAGAACACGAATTATTATAGACCTAAAGCAAATTATAAAGATGAAAACGGAAATAAACACACTGTAAATATGCATCGTCTCATCTTAGGAGACTCAGCTCATGAAGTTGTTGATCACATTGATCATAATACATTTAACAATAGAAAATACAATCTTCGTGGATGCACACGTCGGGAAAATAACTGCAATATGTCATTGCGTTCCAATAATACAACCGGTATATCTGGAGTACATTGGTATAAAGCTTATGGCACATATTTGGCTTCATTGAACAAAGATGGTAAACATCATTCGTTAGGTTACTACGATAATAAGGACGATGCCATTCGTGCTAGACTTGTTGGAGAAGCAAAATACTTTGGAGAATTTGCTCCACAGATGCATCTGTGTGAACAGTATGGTTTAAACCATACGTTGCTGAATTCACCTGGTAATGATATAATCAAGAGCAGACGTCGTGGAAACCTAAAATGAAGAATAACACAATAAATATCCGGTAGGGTAATTCCCTACCGGACTTTATTTTTTTATACGATTGAGCAGAAGTTGTAAGATTCTTCTTTGACTATTTTTGAAAAATCATCGTCGTCGGCAAGATGCTTTTTACCCATGGTTTTTGATGCTGCAGATTTTATGACAGCTCTACGTACCTGGAATACTGTCACAGCATAGTCTGAAAGTAAAGAGCATGCAGCACTCGTAAACTTAACCGTATTTGAGAAAATATCGTCAAATACTGTATTCAGTATAGTTGCATAATTACCTCCTGCAACCGTACAATACTTTTCGTATTTGGTACGGAATTCGTTTCCAAGTTTTCCGAGCTCAGAATCCAGTTTCTTTTCAGTGTTTTCCGCAAGCTTCTTCAGTGAGTCAATATATGATGTCGTTAACTTAGATTTGTCATATATATCTCTCTTAATAAGTTCTGATAACTTCTTTGGCTTAGGTTCGAGCGGTGTAGACCTATAGTCATCCGCATTCTTATAGTCTGAACCATGGCATATAACATCGCGAAGTGTCTTGCCAGGGTTGGTAAATACGTCATCATCGACGTCTACGTTAAACTTGGATTTGAACCATTCCTTACTAGCTTTTATATGAGCATCTTTAAACCAAGTTCTATTAGGATCTTTGTTGGTTTTATCATATGCGTTCTTTTCAATATATGCGAAAACCTGTGTGAGAACAGTCTTATGCATATCAACCACTGATAAAACCTGATTAGCAACGGTCTCAGGATCTTTGAATGTATCCGGGCTGAAACTTACACTACTGATTTCTACATCTGGATATTTATCCGGGTTCTTGAAATACATCTCGATAAGTTTTTCTTCTTCGTTTTCAAATTCTTTTCCCATTTTTGCTGCGTGACCAGATTTAAGTTTTTCTTTGATCTTACTAAGTGCTGCGATGAAGCGTTTAAACAATTCCTTTATTTTCGTCTTTGCTGACTCTATCAATGCTAAAAGTTTTTTTGCCTACATCGGCAAGACCTTCGTTGACCGCACGGTAGTCAAATGATTCTAAACATATGTCCATAATATAAAAACCTCCTTATCGGATTGTGCAGAAGTCGAATGATTCTTCTTTGATTGAATCTTCTTTCTCGTGATATATATCAGCTATTGCTTTTTTGTAACCTGTTGCAAAAACTGCAGAAAATGTCATATAATGCGTAGTAGAAGCATAACAACTGGATAAAATGTACAATGCCGATGTTGCTATATCTGATAAAAGTTTGAATGATTCCGTTGAACGTTCGTCAGCAGCTTCAACTTTGGCTTCTATGCTTTTTATCGATGCGTTACATTCATCCAAACATTTCTCACATTTGCCAAGCATTGCATCATTCGTATTTAGTGATCCGCAGTATGATATATCGGGTTCTCCTGCGTTATATTTTAATTTCGTGACATCATGGCAATCGTGATCATATATAGTTTTATACAACGAACTATTTTTAATTTCGCTTGCTTTGTATGTGGTCCATTTGTCATCTTCCGTGAATTTCTTCAGAGCAGTCGCGGCGTCTTCGAAGTTATTTATACTTGAATCAAAGTACCGAGCACCGTGTATAATAGCTCCCATCATATGCTGCTTTAAACCAGCGCCAGCGCCGCTAGATAAAGCCATCGAAACCGATTTTACGATTCCTGTTACAGAGTAGCATATCTTTTTATAATTATCATGGTAGTATTCCATTTTATCTATTGGAGCACTTAGTTTAATGTCTGCTTCGTCAATGTATTTGTTTGCTCGTTTTATTATTTCGGAATCGGGAGTGTTATTCATAATCTTAACAAATTTTCGTCTTGCAGTTTCCGAAGTTAAATCTAAACCGCCGTGGGTTGCGCTGAATCTAATTCTTGATACAAGACTAATCAGCTTCTCTTCTTCAGCGGTAAGCTGTACCTGTTTAGGCTTAGATTTGCTATCCGGTTCACCAGAAGGTGCTGTTGATTTTTCAGGTGCAGGCTTCTTAGATAATTTCTCGCGGATTTTAGCAAATGCAGCTTTAATCTTTCCGATTAAAGATAATAAGGCTTCTTTTATCTTGGTAATAATATTACCAATCTTACTTTCGTTAACCACATCGTTGTTGGTGTAGTTGAATGATTATAAACATATATCCATAATATATAACCTCCTTAAGTATTATTAATCTGTGTCAGTGAATTGTCCACTTGGCACGTAGTATTCACCGTTAGTTTTCGACTTCTTGGTAACGACTCTATAACACGCTATCATAATAACAGTAATATTCCTTGCATATTCTGCCACGCGTGAAAAAGTTGCCGCAGCAAAAAACTGAGTATTGGTGACATACGAGTTCAGTATAGACATGTTAGATGTAGGGATTTCTTTGTTCTTATGCTTAGCCTTTATCTTTTCGGCTTCAACAATAAATTTATCGATACTTGATTTGACCGTAGCTTCAATCTTATCTACATGTGCGAATGAAAGCTCACGTTTATTATATTCATTGAGGTCAACAATCTCACTCAGTTTAGCACCATTTTTGAACTGAGATTCTGACCAATCGGGGTCTTCGAATATGATGTTGAATTCAATTCTTGGGTCGTCAAGGATATTCGACACTGTACCACGTCCGAATTTGTCTCCGAATTTGTCTTTGAACCATTCATCTAAGAATCCCATACGAGTAGTTGCTACAAATTTGTCATCTGACAATGTATAATTGTCAAAATATTTATCCATATAGTCGTTTATCTCTAACAAATCCGTGCAAAATTTTTCTATACCACCATTACGCATTATTATAGGACTAAAAGCTGTGATGTACTTTATAGTGATATCATCATATTTATTAGGGTTTTTAAAGTATTTATTAACAGCAGCTTCAATATCTTTGCGCTGAATATTCTTAACCAAGCCATCAACTTTTGATTTGAGTTTAACAAACAATCCAGCAATCTTTTCACCAAGGTCTTTTAAAAACTGTATGAACTTAGCGAAAATGCCGTCTAAAACTTTTCCGGCCTTTTCACCAAGACCTTCGTTAACTACAGTGTAGTTAAACGATTCTAAACATATATCCATAATATACAACCTCCTTAAGTATTCAAATACGTTATTAAAAAGTTGCAGTGGGAAAGTTACATATTTCAGTTGTATATTATTATAGTGATAAGGAACAAGATGCATCACCTTATCTAATAAATTTGAAATCGGCTATGATGCAAGCCACAAGGTACTAAGGAGGTACTAATTATGAAAACAGCTATCAACAACTACATGAGACGCAACAACATTTACGGTGCTATCGCTCACTCAGAGCTTAGCAAAGTGAACAAGGTATTAGGCTGCATTTACACAGCAGTTGGCGCCGCTACAATCGGTGCAGCCATTGGCTACATCGAATCTGACATCATATTCAATGACGGTAAAACCGTTAAGTCAGTTATGTCTAAGACGAAAACAATGGTAAGAAAAATAGCACAGACTACTATAGAATGTGCTAAGGAATCAATGAACAAGTAAGGAGGAAAGTATCATGAAAATAAAAATATTCACAACTTCTGCATGGAACACATCAAGCATTGAAACAGCTGTCAATCGTTGGCTCGAAAAGAATACTGATTACAACGTTGTAGATATCAAGATTGCCGGAACAGAAGATAGGGTTATCTGTACAGTAATGTACAACGAACCGGCAGCATCAATGTCAGTATAAGAAGCCATGATTGAAGCAGCACGTGCAGGAGCATTAGCAGCAAGGAACGATTACGCTCCGAAAGAATCACCAAAACCTAGCCCTTGTGCATTTTGTTCCCTCTGCCCGGCAGACGCAAAGGTGTGTCCGATAACCGGAAAGAATATCGACGAAGTTGGCCTGTGTTTTAATAAGATACCAACACAAAATTAAATAAACACAGAAGAACCGGGATACCTATCTAAGGTATCCCGGGTGTCTTTTGTGATATTATTTTTTTTATTTCAGCATTGTTGTGAGCTAGTCTCACATGTCATTTCCGTAATTATAACAATCAGAATTACGCTCGATAAAAATGGTTGTACCATCCATCGCCCCACCATGAATCCGCGCCGGTTTCCCAATATCCAGAATCCCAGAAACCGGATTCTCCGTATGTGAAGTAATAATCGATCGCGTCGCTCATAGATGAAGCTGCGACACCACTATAATATGTGTATCCTGGGGTATATCCGTATGGTACACATGCCGTATATATAAAAGTCTCTATAGACCAGCCATTTCTGTTACATGCGTTAAATGTTGCAGCAACAATCTTAGCACGTTCCACAAGAGACGCACTTCCATATTCGTTAGCTATAAGACCACATAATAAGTTGTATTCGTAATCAGACATGCTAACGTTTCCACTTATATTAACCGGTTCCGGAACCGGTTCGATATATTCTATGTATCCTTCACACTGCACACCACATTCTGTGCAGAGTCTTGCTTCTAATCCATCCGCATTATCTATTCTATATGCGTCGCCACAATTCCAGTGACATGTATTCTTGTGAATATAATGCGTACTTGGTTTGTATACCAAGTATTCTTCTACGATTGGCGCCGGTGTAGGTACTTCTTCATTTCTATCACAAGGTTCTGGAAGTGGCTCAGGCTTCGGAACCGGTGTAGGTGTAGCTTCCTCTCTCACCGTAGGAATATTAGTCGTAGGAACTTCTTCCTTAGAATCAACAACAGTGGATGTTACAGCTGTTGTTGAAGTAGTAACTGCTGAGTTGGTTGTAATGCTTGTTGTTACATAGGAAGTAGTTGTTTCTTTCATTGTTGTTGATGAAGAACTTGTAACGAGACTACCGTCGTCAGATACTGTAGTAACAGCTGTTGTTACAGCGTTACCCTTGGCACACTCTGTTGATCCGTTCTTCTTGGTTACACCTATAACAACACAAAGTATTGTTATAAATATAATTGCTGAAATAGTTATCACCTTGACAATTTTAGAATTACTACTAGATTTCATTATAAACCTCCTTCTATCCCTAGGATCCTCCTAGCGATTATAGACTAGTTAGGTTTATAGTTAAAAAGTAAAAATATTACACGTTAAACTATAACATTTAAAATAAGAGTGCTAGAATCTTCTCTAAATCTCTGTTATTTCTCCAAATTTGTGTTCGGTTTCATGTAATTCCTTTCCTATGGTCCCAGTACGATTATATCGTACTGGGAATCTTTTGCGAAAAAGACCCCGTAGGCTATATTAGCCTACGGGTCTCTAATAGATGCTGTTGTTTTATTTTTAGTTGTCACGCAGGATGTCGTCACGATGTTCGTTGAAGTCCATCACTGATGAAAGAGACATGGCTCTATCGCCAACTCGTTCTTTGATGGATAAGAGTTCTTCTTTAGTCTTCTTATCCAAGAATGCGAGATATACAAAACCAACAGTTTCGCTGTTTTCGTTATAAACCGATACAGCAACTGCCGCATTGAATCCATCTCGTTTTAACCTTGCTATCGCCATAGGGAATGCGTATTCCAACGATACCAAGTCGTCAATAACGAATCCGCCGTCTTCATTGATTGAAGTAGATGAAAGTTCATCCATTACTGATAGTGGAACGCCTTGCTGTTCCGCGATTCTAGGAGTAACCTGTTTTTCTCTTCTTACAATTTCCTGGATACATGTATACTTATAGAACGGTAATCCATGTGATGAATGAGTACCGTTGTGGAATACATAAACTGATATTCTGTCTGCATCAAAATCATCTTTAGCTTTTAATAGCATTGGACGTATGGCTTTAGATATCTTATTGTAATTCGAAAGAATATCTACATTCTTTCGGTTCTCATCTTTGAATACTTTGGCGGTTTCCGCATGGACAATGTCTTCGATAAAGTGTTTAAGTTCTTCTCTAGTCATTGGCTTTTCGCCATTGTCTCTAGTATCAGAAGTCTTTGAAAGCTCATCAAGCTTACTCCATAATCTGTCCTGTGTTTTAGTATTCTGTTTTACAAACCAAAATATACCAAATATGAGTACTACACAACAAATAGTACCAAATCCATAGCGTTCAAATACTTCGGCAAAACCTCCTAGTTCGTCGGGTGACATCATTTTTTCTATCAGCATGATTTAAAAATCCTCCTTTATTAGAATTCAGCCAACCATGAGTCGTCATCACTAGATACGAAATCTAGAAGAATTGCATTCTTTACAGCATCTTTAGAAATTCTATTTGGAAATACCTCTTCTTCATCACCTGAAGGTTCAGTATTTGTGTCCATCAACCAATCGAGTACTTCAGGTTCTTCAGGAACCATGTCGTCTAATTTAGACGGTGCGTATTCGGTTAACTGATAGTCTTCGTTGGTATATAGGTAACGATAAACTTCCAGAGACAGCTCCATAGAGGCTGGGTTAGGATATTCATCTGTTACTTTAACGATGTCTGATGAAATATCCTTTACATCATCATATGATATTTTTCTTCCATTAACAAATACAAATGATGAGTTTCTGGATATTCCTGTCTTAGTATGTGTCTTGTCGATCTTTATATAACCAGAGTTTGTTTCTGGTGTGCGTTTTATAACCGATTCGTTGAAATCGACGTTCATTTCATCCGGCACATAATAGATGTCAACTACGTCACCTATTGCTAATGTAATGTTTGAATAGAATGTGATATGTCCTACCGGGTTAGAGCCATGGTAATCGGCTTCAACCCAATAATATTCGTGTGTTGCTGAGTCTTCTTTTGCTAAGTAATAGTGATTCTGTAAGAATCCGTCGGCATCATCACCGATATAATGATATATCTTACCTACCATATCTGCCGTAGGAGTTGTAAGCATAACTTCTACATTTATTGGTTTGTTCACTCCAACACTTGGAGCAATAACGACATAGCTTCTTGGCAGGCAACGCTGGTTAACAAACACCATGTACTGTCTTGGGTTGGTGCAGAACTTAAATGTCTCATTAAGTGAAACAGTTCTTGCTCCAAGAATTTCAATAGTAGTTCTCTGATGTCTGAACTGTCGTCTCGATGTAGTCCATCCATTAGCGTTATCCCAGAATAAGAGGTCTGCTGGTGTAAGTTCAAGCTTATACATTTCAGGGTCCGGAATCAGATACCAATCTGTTGTAGGTTCTGGACCTGGGTCTTCTGGTGGATCTTCGCCCTCCTCTTCTAGGCTATATTGATAGATGGCGTCCATCAATTCCTGAATTTTGTCGACATCCGTATCTTGCACGGAGAATGTATCTGAAAGGTGAGATCTGAGCGATAATTCTGAATACATATTACTCTGGTCTGCCAGACTAAAGTATTCAACCCAAGAAGCCGATGCAGAATTGTACTGATAATGACGTCCGTGTTGGAATGTCATGTAATCATCGCCGACAAAGAATATAATCATTCCGTTAGTTGGGTCAGTTGGTAATGAAGCATAGCTAGCTACTACTGTAGACTTAGGGAAGTCTGTTTCGTAAGCTGCTGCTGCGGCATCATGTAATATGGCGTTGATTTCTGAATCCGAGATGTAGTCATCAATCATACCTTCAACAGCTGCTAATCCGGCTGGAGTTGTAATATTAACGAAAGCATCATAGCCAATATCCGAATCATCGAAATGAATTACCGGGCCATTAACGAATTCAACGCCTCCGCCACTAGGCAATGGTCCTACGCCATGTCCTCTAACCCATGGGTCGGTTATGGTAAACGGAACCTGATATACCTGGTCCTGATGGTCTACCCTACCTTCCGGTGTTATATCGGACCATAACTGTACTTCAGGCTTATCATACAAGTACTTACATGTAACAACAGAGTCGTTTATCTTTAACGGCATTATTGTATTATTGCAGTATAGATAAAAGACGATTTCAATCTTGTCTTCGTTAGCACAAATGAAGTTTGGTACCTTGAAATATCTGTCATGATATGTAATCTTGTCGGCATTGGCATACAACTCACCATTTACGAAAATCATTACGTAATTCTCTCTATGGTTAGCAGGTCCACATACCATTTCAAGTGCACCTTCGGTATTAATGAAACTCTGAATAGCTTCACCGGTAGTAACAGCACTGAACTCGAATCTAGGTAATCCACATTCAAGTTTGTCTGAATCATAATTAGCAATGTATGCTATGGCAGCTAAGAAGTTTTCTTCGTAAGACTTAGTATCATAAAATACGAAGTCGAATGAATCATTGATTCCTCCCATGCCATGGAAGAATCTCGGATCTTCTTTTTCTTCATGTGAAAACATTTCCGGAAGATTCTTTCTGAGAATCCATTCATCATTATTGATGAGTCCGTCGTATTCTTCCTGATAAGCTTCATCAACTATTCCCTTCATAACGTCACGGACTTCTTGAACGTCCTTCTCGAATATTTCTGAGATAAGATGATATAAAGCTTTCTTGGTGTCTTCGTTAGTATAAGTGATGATTTCATCCCACGGTGTAGGATATTCTTCAGCATTGTCGATATGAACGTTATGGAATTGGAATCCATACTTATCACTATGTGCTGCCATTCTATATATTTCGTCGATGAAAGTTTGGCATGATAACTCAGTGTCATCAAGGAAGTCCTCGAATGCTGCACCAAGCGTTTCAACGACACTATGTGCGAGTCTTAATGTATTGTCTTCGGTGTATTCAACCCTCTTGGATACTACAACCATAGCTCTAGAGTCTTCGTCAAATTCCTGATATCTTACGGAGATGATATTGAAGTTTCTACAGTCCACTTCGGCATCTCTGATGAGACGACCATTCTGAAAACAATATACACAATTTGGTTTTACTTTATTCTTGTAGTGTAATCCTTCCACTCTTTCGAAAAACATGGTGCCATATGTACCATGATGTGTTTCTGGATCGACAAACATTTCTTTCGAAAATACCAAAGGATCGTTGGAGTATACATGGAAACGAAGCATATCTCCTTCGGATGTAGGTGCAGAAGTAATGGACCCGTTTCCGTCGAATGTGAATATCACATGCTCTGTAGGTACAGGAGATAAATATCTGTACTGAAGCATATCGAGTCTAGTGTAGTCTCTAATTAAAGTATCTCGGTTCTCCATCCAAGAAATATCAAGTAAAATATAATCATTGTATAAATCGGTTTTCATGCGGGTATATTCTATTGGAACGTATAACCCGTCTAGGAAGCACATAAAAGGTCTGATAATTCCGAGCTTAATTAAGTTCGGTAATGTTGCTTCCAATGTCGTGTCAATAACAACACCGTAGACGCTGGTATTAGCGTCTACAGTGATGTCTGAAGGAAATTTGTCACGATTAACTGCCATAAGAGCGGCAACCGGAATAGAAGTAATAGCGGATATGTCATTGAACGTTTCATCCGCTTTACCCTGTAAAGTGATAGTGTTATCAATAACACTACGCTGTCTGTCCGGCATATTGTTGAATAGTATCGATTCCGTCTGGAATATACGAACACTTGCACTTGAAGATAACACGTAGTCATCTTCAAATACATGTGTAGTAACAGGTTGAGTTGTAACACCGTCTATAAATTCAGGGACGAAAGCCTTACCCAGGCATCTGTTGACAGAGTCGGTCCTGGATCTAAGGTACTCGATCCGTTCTTTATAAGGTGGTATTATCATATCAGACTTCCTCCTGTTTTAATTATTTCCTTGGCGAGCATAACCATGTTTGGACCACAGATCTTCTCGATGGTCTTCTGGTTATTGATGTAGCATCCGACATAAGCGTCTGTTACCATAGCTGCAAGAGCCGGCCAGTACTCTGTAGCGAATGCTGTCTTTGTTCCGTATATGAATAACCATCTTTCGATAAATGCATCGAGAGACAGTGTTGGTATCTTAAGAACGTGACCAACGAACGAAATGAATGTCTTGATATCCTTAAACGGATTAGGCATATCGCTTGTTTCGATATACTTTTCGATGATGCCTTCTTCACGGTCTGAGAGTCCAGTCCATGATAATGCAGCATGTCTTAACTTCTTATATCCGTCTTCGATACCGCTCATATTCTCAGCAAAGTACATGCAAGCCATAAGCTTACATCTTGCTGTGAGGTTCTTATCGAGACTTATCTTGTGAAGATAATCAACGATGTTTGTGAAGAGAGATGCCCAGCACTGCATAGACATAGTCCTTGCTTTAGCTGTACAGATAACTGATCTGAACTTCTCATCTGAGAAAGCAAAGTTTTCTGTAGCCGCGATAAGCTGAGCTATAAGCTGGTCGATATCAACGCATTTGTATTTACCAGCAATATTGTCATAACGGATAACTCTTGACACGTCCATGAATACCTTCTTAGCATTGCCCGACTTCACATCCTTAGCAACGAATACGTTGAACTGTGTTGGAAGTGAAACCTCTGGAGCAAGTAAGATGCAGTTCTTACTCTGGAAGATAGTTATCATCCAGCTATCCATCTGGCGATGTTTGAATTCATTTATAATGTCATCAAACTTAGAATCATTTTGATTAAGCCTTTCAGCTTTAAGCATGCATTCTACGATCTTCTTCTCGTATTCTGGATTCATAGTATACAGATACGATTCAGAATATTTTGTAGCCATATATATGTACCTCCTTTAGTAGTAAACATTGTTACTTGAATGTTTAGAATTCCATCTTTTCGTTTAGTTTAGAATCCCATTCATTGTCAGGACAGTTTGTAAGAGTATAAAGACAGAGAATACCTTCTTTAGATATGCTCTTAGCAGAGTTACCATCAAGACTATGTAAGCATCCCTTAGAATGTAAGAACTTCTTGAGTTCATTGTTGGCTTCAAGCGAATATACAGGCTTGCAAGTTACCGTGTCGCCGTCAAAGTCGCCCCCGGCACATCCGATAGTAGGGTTGGAGCCCGTGATTGTGTCGTTGAATAATGTAGATGTATTCTTACCGATCATTGCTGCATCGATGTCTGGATACCATCTATAATACTTGCCGTTTACGATACGTGGTGTCGTTGTAGCTGTAGTTCTTACACGAACCATCTGAGGGAACTGGTTGAAGTATGAGTCCATAGGGAATCGCGTAAGTACAACACATTTATCCTCAGTCATCTCGACTGCAGCCTGATACAGTAAATCTGCCCAAGTCAATGGACGATTCGAAATGCTTAAAGCTTCGCGTTCTGCTCCGCTCATATTCTGCCAGTCTTTAAGTTTGATAGATTTATCAAGACCCTTAGAAGTCATAGCCATATAAACGTTTCCGTTCTTATTGACAGACTTAATAATACCAGCTTCATCGGCCATTTTAGTAAGAGCGGCTTTGTCCACTGGTACTGGTACAGGAATAAGACGATTGAAACGACCCTTAACGAAACGGTCTATCTGTGATTCCAGATATGCATCTGAAAACATAACCTGATAATCCTGTATAGGTACCGAGATAACCTTAACTCCATCCTTGGTCTGAATCTGAATAGGATAGAAAATACGTCCAGCGAATTCGTTCTCGAAGAAGTTTCTTAACCAGAACATGATGAATGGCTTAAAGCATGTAATAGCAATCGCTAATGGGATTGCTGCATGGTCCATGTCAACAAACATGTCGTCAAGGTCTTCACACTTATTATCTGGAGCTGTGATTACAGAACGGCAACAGAAGTCTGTTGTCTTAGACATGATACCACGTCTGATAATACCTGTCTTACCAGGAAGATTCTTTGAAGTTTTCTCTGAACCAATTGTTGTACCGTTACCGAACCAGTCGAATATCGATACGATTGTGTCCTGAATACGTCCAGCAGATGTGTCTAATAATGTAAGACCATAATCCGCAGACTGTTTGTACTGATTAGTAGCCATTATAAGCTGCTGATACAGTGAGTTAAGTTCACCAATACCAACACCCTTTGCTGTTGTAACAACGTCACGATATCCCGGAGGAATTACTGGAAGTTTTGAAATCCAGAGTAATTTCTTCTTGTTTATCATGTCGATGAATGCAGCCTTATCCTGAGCTGCTTCCGTTGTGGAGTTAGTCCACTTGATTTTATCGAAGTTTTTACGGAGCCATTTGATACCGGTTCCGCCATTATCGTCTTCAACAAGATTTCCATTTTCATCTATAGAAAACTGCTGAATGCCATGAACAATCGCTCTAACCTTTCCGTTAATGCGACATAAACTTTTATAGCATAATGGATTCATGAATTCGCCGCCGAGATCAATGTAAGCGTATATTCCGTATCTTTCCGAATGTGTTATACCAAAGATTTCATCAGACAGAAGACCGTCTGGTGTAGGTTTATTGGAATTGAGGAACACTACCGGATTGGTAATGCACTTACAATCATTGACTTTAACGAATCGATCGACATCCATTATTGTACCATTAAATCGTTTCATATCGACACAGCACCTCCTTATTATTACATTAAAGTTCCCGGCAGGACCATATCCTGCCGGGACTGTAATAATTTATATTATATCAGTGTCTATCATTGAGATTATGTACCGGTCGTTTTTGACAGATGTCTTAACCAGTATATTTCTTCCATAAGCCATTACCACAGGAACTGTTAGTGCAGCTTGGATGTATTCTTTGAGTTTAGCATCTATACCAATGATAATGTATTCGATACCGCCCGTATCGCATATATTAACACCGATGGATGCTGGAGCATTTTGACCGAGTAGATCGTACAGTATTACTGTTTCCGGCATATGGTTATGTAAGTAATCCGGAAATGTCATATTGTTTAATTGTAATCTTCGGCCGAAATCAACAAGAGTCATATTATGCCCTCCTTTCCCTAGAATCCCTCCATAGCATCTTGAACGGCTTCTGCGGCTGCTGCATCTTGTCCCTCTTTAGACTTTAATGCAGTGAGAGCATCGTGAAATAGTTTACTAAGCATACCAGCAGGTAAGTTCATCAACTCTAAGAAAGATATGCGGGCTTTGTAAAACCCGCTTATACTTTCACAGATATTCATGAGTTCATCAAACGAACGAGCTGGTAACGGGTAAAAAGCATTGATGATGGATCTGCGTACATCTTTTCAATCTTCTTTTTACACTTTGGACAGATAGCTGATGGATAGATGTATCTGATTGCATCTGTTGGTCTGTCATAGTCGTCAGTCTTCTTAATGAGAACTTCTCTCTGGTCATTTGTAAGAGAAGTCTTAATGATATTGCCGAGGTCACGGAGACGTGCCTTAGCAGCCTTACGAGTATCGTCTGGATATTCCTTGAACTTAACCGGAACGAGTGAGTTTGAAGCCTTATCAATATAGTATACCTCGTAGATGTACTGTGTGATAGAGATAAGGTCCATGTACTTGTTAGCAAAGTCCATATCGAGAGCTGCAATTTCGGCAATCTTTTCGAGTGTTGGCGCACCCATTGTGACAGCGTATTCTGCAGAAATCTGAACAAGGTCTCTCTGTGGTTCGAGACAAGCATCCGGATTGAGATGTATAATCTGATCGAAGCGTTCTTTCCACTGTGGGTCGTCGTCGCTGAATTCAATCATTTCTTCAACGTTCTTGATTTCCGGCCATACTTCCTTACACTTATCCTTTTCGTTGTGGCATTCGTATGAAAGGATATTACCTACCTGGCCATATGTAGCCTTATAAGCAGCGAAGATAAGGTCATCAACGTCTGCCCAGTATATAGTCTTAGTCCATTCATTGAATGTAGACGGCTTAGGTGAAACGATATGGTTGTATATCATTTCAAGTAAAGATACGTAGTAAGCGAAAGTAGAGATTGTAAGCGCTGTCTGTCTTGCATTGCCTCTGTAGTTTCTGTTTGTAATGTACTTTAACTGTTCGAGGTAACTAGGATCGAAGCTAGCGATCTCCGGACCGTCAAATGCAGTTAAAGTGATTGCACGTCCTGATGTAAGGAGTGCATGTGTAGCAGTGGTTGTAGGAATCTTTGTGTATCCTGCAGCCTTTGATGCTGACATAGTTTTTGTGGAGATAGACATTTTTGAAAGGTCAACGACATCGTTCTCAGGAATGATATTGAGAAGAGACTTAACCTCACTGATATATTTCTGTTTACGAGCTTCGAATTCTTCTTCGCTTTCTTCATCGTCCTCGTCTTCGGATTCTTCTTCGTCGTCGAGGTCAGCAAAGTCACGTTCATCCATTTCGAAGTTAGGGTTTACCGCATCCCTTACCGGAAGTTCTTCAAGCTTCTCTTCAGGTTCAGTTTCTTCAGCAGGAACTGGTTCTGGAGCAGGAGTTGGCTCGAATGTCTGACCAGGAACGAATTCGTTCGGGTCATCTTCTTCAGGTTCAACTTCTTCTGGTTCTGCTGCTGCCGGTGCAGATGCCTGAGGAACAGATGGTGTTGCTGATGGCTTTGTCATTCCAGGAACGAATTCAGCCTGACGGTTTTCAACTTCTGAATCGAGGTTTGGATTGAAATTCATTGCATGTTTTTCAAGTTCCGCATCACTGATATTTCCTTCAGCTCTGAGTTCCTCACCTTTCTGCTTAATCTGAAGCAGTTCGGCGTTGAATCCTGTGAGAGCAACGTCCATTGTGTCCATGGCTTCGGCAACCATGGCATTGCTTGTCATTGTAGCAGGTTCATCTGCTTTATCTGTAACGATAACTTTTTCTTTTACAGCGTCACCGCTGAGGATGTCTCCAAATCCGCCTGTAGGTACTGCCATTACTAAATCTCCTTCTGCAGGTGCAGCAGGTGTTGTAACAGCTTCTTCTGTTGGTTCAATACCTTTTAATTCGTCGAGTTTCATGTGTACTTTTCCTCCTTAAATTAATGAATCGAGAGTCTTTCGGGTGTTCTCATCCACGAGAACTTTCATTGATGACATCAGAGATGACACCGTAATTTGTATTGTGTTTGTGTTGTCCAGGTTCTTGATAATGGTTACATGAACCTGAGGATCTATCAGATGCGGCATAAACCGCTCAATCTGACGTTTAATGTCATTTGCCAATGAAGCCTTTATAGCTTCACAGTCTTTGTATCGGTACTTAGATACCAAGCCAACACCCAATGTAGGATGTGATGGATAGGTTCCTGGTTCCATCATTATAAGTCTTACGATATTGATTTTATCGCCTTCAATACCTTCGAAAACCTTAGCTTCCTGTTTACGAGTAACACTCAATACGTGCTCGTCCATATGAAGCCCTCCTTTCAAATAATGCTATTAATTACTTGTTTGTTATGGTGTAATGTTCTATGGGTAAATTTTTACATAGGCTTATACGAAACATTTACATAATCTTGTACGAAAGGAAGGTGATTACAATGGGCAGAAAATACAGATGTGTTTACTGTCAGAAGCCGTTAGAACGTGCAGATCTTATCAAGCATATTGACAGAAATCATATGGACATGGTACCAAAAGAGTACCCTGTTGAAAGGCTTGTGTTTGATATTTGCAATAATAAAGATGTCGGACATGGTCACGGCATCTGTAATATATGCAAAGGTCCTACTGAGTGGGATGACAAATCTGGACGATATAAAGTATACTGTTCAGACAAATGCCGTTCAATCATGAGAGAGAACGCTGTCAAGAATATGATTAAGGTACATGGCAAAAGCACACTTCTTAATGACATAGAGCATCAGGAGAAGATGCTTGCTGCAAGAAAGATATCTGGTAAATACAAGTTTACTGATGGCGGTGTATGTACTTATACAGGTTCATATGAACACAAGCTTCTTGAATTCATGGACAAAGTACTTCATATTACATCGGATGACTTAGTTGTGCCAGGTCCAGTAATAGAATATGACTTCAAAGGTGAAAAGAAGAAATACATCACAGATTTCTTCTACATTCCATACAATCTTATCATCGAGGTTAAAGACGGTGGTGACAATCCGAACAAGGCTGTTGACCAGTCTGAAGTGCGTGAGAAGACTCATGCTAAAGAAGATGCAATTGTTAAACTCGGAAAGTATAACTATCTCCGTTTAACAAACAACAACTTCATGCAGCTTCTTGATACATTCATCGAACTCAAAGAGAAGTCTATTGACAATGATGAATCCAAGACATATTCTATCAACGAATACTGTGCCAATACTCCAATGGTTGGATTCAATGGCCCAGTACAGCAGGACGTTCTTGCACGTCCATTATTCATAACACATTGCTTTGATGCCGAAGTCAAGAGAGATCAGTATCTGTTATCTAACGACGTTGTTAGTCCGAATGTGATGTGTGTTAATGATGACGGTAAACTTGAAAAGAAACCATCATCCGAATTCAAAAGTTCCCGTTGCAATATCTACAAGTATGTCGGCAAAAAGTCTGCAGACATTCTCTCGGAGGTATATGCTGCATATAAAAACAATACTCTTGTGAAAGAAAACTATCTGGCTGAACTAGTTACAGAATCTTTAATCCTTGAACCAGATCAGCTTAAGTGCTGTGCTTTGCTCGAGGAAGTACAGCTGATTAGTGATTCAGCAAATAGCAGTATGACTACATTCTTAACCGAAGCTGCTAGACTGAAAGATTCTAACAAAGTTGTAGATTTCGCAGTATTGGATGTCAGCCTTTATGACATCAAGAATGCAATGCTTGAAAACTACGAGAATATTGACATACGGGAAGATGTTAATGGATACTTCGCAGTTAACACCAAGACTCACTGTAGAACTATAAGTGTAAGAGACTTTGATTCTATCAGTGAATCTATGATCAATTCCATGGTTTTATAAAGGAGGACATACTATGAACTTATTTGCATTTAACGTAGCTGACCTTTTAAAGAAGGCTGCTGAATCTGATGGTTCAGCTCAGGACTCAGTATGGACAGCTGATATCAGAAAGAACTTCCAGGACACACTCGCAGGATTCCCATCTGTAGCTAAGTGCTGCAAGGAATCATTCAACTGGACACCAGAAATGGTACCTGTAATCTGTGCAGAAAACATCGAAGAAAGCACAGAACCAAAGACTGAATACTATGTAGAACTCGAAATGGTTGCTAAGCTTGCTGACTCAAAGCAGACAGGCATTGCTGAAGCATTCTTCATGGTTCAGAACTACATCGAAGAACAGGCTGGCGAAGAAGCTGCTAACGAGACATACCTTGTTATCAGAAACGAATCAGAAATGCTTCTTCAGGAAGCTGCTGACGCTGCTGGTTCAAGACTTGAAGACATCAAGTACAATGGACTTAAGGCTACAACAGATATCCTTAACGACCTCGTAGCAAAGGCTGTACCGATTAAGACAATGTAATCACAAAAGATTCCCCGTAGGATGATATCCTACGGGGAGTTTATTTGTTACTTGATATCCGGCATTGGAGCACCGTTTTCTGAACCTCGTACTGCAATATAACAGCCCTGTAATACCTGTATCATTGCCGTTATATATGCATTGGCAAATGTCATAGGACTGAATACTATTGTGTATATAGATGTCAGGAATGTTTCCGTGAATAACGGCATATCCAAATCATCAGTTACATTGAGCTTACGAAGCTGATCAACTATATTACCCGCTCTATCGTTAGCCGTTTTGTACCAAGTAGATAACTTGGTGCTATAATCCTTTCCAGCTTTTTCGGATAAGTTAGAAAAGCATTCTGCCTTAATAGCTTCCGCTAAGTCGACATTGCGTTCTTTAACGTAAAACCGATTACATAATATGTCTATTTTGTTGATACTAGCACCGGTACGTTTAGACATAAGACTGCCATTATATTCAGCCTTAACTAAAGATTCGAGAGCGTCTATACCGTTATATTCAGTATTGTTCTTAAGGCTATCTACCACTTTATCCATAATGTCGAGACCCTTATCTGCTACACCAGTAACATGGTCTAAATCCATTATAGGTTTATTGAATACGGTGACTTTAAGCGTACTATCATACTTAGCAGGTTCTGCTTTGTATTCATTATACGCTTTTTCTAATAATGCAGTCATCTTTTCCTTGTTCTTGCCAAAGAATTTTTCGATTATTTTAAGAACCTTTTCTCGGGCCTTATCGAATAACTCCATGAGTTTTCCGAAAATCTTGATAACTTTCTCTTTGATTTTCTTTATATCAATTGATTCGTTAACGACGAATGCGTCGACACTGAAATCTATCATAATATAAAACCTCCTTTACAAATAAAGAGTCTGTACCATTTAGGTACAGACTCATGTATTAATTACTTGTTACGATTTTTCTTGTTCTTCTTGTTACCGTTGCCGTTGTTGTTAGGCTTAACTTCCTCAGAAGCAGCTTCTTCAGCTGTAGTCTCTTCTTCAACGTTTTCTGTCTCAGGTTCCACTGTTTCGCCCTCAACAGCATTTTCTTCAACTGATGGTTCCTCAACTGCCGGTTCTTCGATAGTTGGAGCATCAGTTTCCGGTTCAGGTTCTGGTTCAGCCACTGTTTCAGTTGGCTTATTCTCTTCAACTGTTCCGTTATAGTAATCATGAATGATTGAACGCTTAGCAGCTTCAACAAATCTTGTGATTCTTGAAGCGAGTGTTCCGTCTTCAACTGTGACAGCATTGAATGCCGAAACGATATTGTTTATTGTTTCAGCATCTGTTGTTCTGCTAGCAACAGCACGCATTACGATTGTTTCGTACTGCATAACGATCTGCAGCTTGTTTGTAACTGTTTCATCAGTGATGAATTCAATTACCTTAGCGTAGTCGTTGATATCAGATACAGACTTGTCGTTTGTGTTGTTAGGAATCTTATCAGCCGGTGTTAATGTGCTGTGGCAAAGCTTGTTACCAGCAAACACTTCTTCAGCCTCATCGATGTATCCAACGTTGATTGTCTTGAGGAATTCAAGATGCTTGTCGCTGAATACCTTGTTAGCTGTGTTTGACATAAGAGCAATCTTTTCTACTGAACGAACACCTTCAGGTAATTCGTTTACTTTGATTCCATTACGGAGACATCTTGTGATGTCGTTAACTGTAGTACGAACCGGAACCGGTTTCATACCACTGATTTTTCCTGTAGAAAGAGCAATTGTTGCTCCACAAGGATTGATTTCTACAAACTTGTTAGTTGTGGTTTTAAGAATGATTTTCTTCTGCATTGTGTTAACCCTCCATTAAAATTCGTTTGCGGCTTCTTCGTATTCTTCCCAGGCATCAAGTTCAGATTCTACATCTGTATCGTCACCTGCATCAGCGATTGATTCAACAGCATCGTCGTCGAATTCGTATTCGTCATCGATGTTATCGTCATCACCCTGTACGTATTCGTTCTCCATGTCTTCCGGAGAAACGGCTGCACCGAATGAAATAGCTGAGTCAATATCAGAACCATTAAGGCCTTCAACTGTATCAGATTTGAGTGTAGCTCTAGCAGCTATACATGCTTCTTCAACCGCATTTTCGAGATACGCACACTCTTCGATGGAAGCGTGTTCGCTATCGTTAATGATATCAAAAACATTTTCCATGGTTATACCTCCTCATCAAGTCTTTCTCTTAATTCACATATAAGTTCGTCTTTGGCAGTTTTTTCTTTTACACCGAAAAGATCAGCTGATTCTGTTACAGAACCAGATTCTGCTTCTTCAATAAGTGAATCGACACAGTCGATTCTATCTACAGCTCCCAAAGCATCTTCTACTTCAAAGTCATGTATGCTTTCGGAAAGTACTTCATCAACAGTCTTCATAGTATGGTACCTCCTTATTATTTTTATTATGATGTTTTGGTAATTCTGTTTAAGTAATACTTCAACACGTATACAAGTATAGGTATATAGTAGAAGAAGTCCTTATTTGCCTTGAATTTAATCTTCTGAAGTACATCTAAGGTGTTAGAATCAAGTTCTTCTTCGTTGAAATATGTTGTAATCGGATTGTACATAGAGTATTCTTCCTGAAGAATATAATGACAGCCTTCCTGAGCGGACGCAACCATTACACTAGGTATTGGCTGGAATAATCCGAACATACATGGCTTATCATATATTACCGCATAGTATGTCTGAGGTACTGTAGCAAACAATGTATTTACATTGTCTATCATCTGACCATAAGCCTGCCTATCCGTAAAGGCCTTAAGGTCCTGCATCTCAATAGCACGGAATACAGATTCCATATAATCGATAGCAAATGTCTTAGGCATCGGAAGTTCGTGGTGAATATGAATGTATTCTGAACCGAATCCGTTGAATACTTTGTTACGAATCAGGAATTCAATAAGATATGGGTCATAGTAGAATCCCATAGCCGTACTGTATGTGAATGTCTGAAGCGAGTTATTCCAGAACAGTCCCTTATAGAAGTCAATGATGTCTCCGATTACCGTATCAAGTGTGGAAGCAAGCTGGTTATCCTCTTCAGTCATTACACACTTCATATCTGTACCGGAATTGTCGATGTTCATAACGAATGTACGAACAACCTGACGTTCAAGAGATTCGTAATCTCTTCCGTGAGTTGAATACAGATGACAACGAATACGATATGAGTTAGCATCGTTTTCAAATGTATCTATAACCACTTCATCAACAATGAAGAGATATCCCTTTGTCTTAGGGTTCTGTTCCAGCTGGTCAAAGATGATGAATGAGTTTGGATATGGTTCAAATGTATTTGGAATAACAACCAATTCGAATTCGACCGGTGTTGTTTCCAATCCGTTTTCACCATAGTCCATATTAAACAAAACTCTTAAGTCCTGGCCATAGAGTGTAGCATTCTTAATCTTGTTGTAACGGAATGGTGACTCTTTACCAAGCACGGCGAATTCTGTTATAGTACCGGTGTCCCATGTAGAACCTGTCTTATCTATATTATAGAAAGTCAGGTTTACCGGTTTAAGATTGTTATACATATAGTGGTTATTGGTAACCACTCTTTCATTAGCGTCCGAAATCAGTGTTGATACCGACTCGGCGTAATTTGATTTAACAAACGTAGCCATGATGTATCTCCTTTCACATTATAGAATAATGGCTGTCCTGAATATGATCAGCCGTAACGCCATAATCTTTCTCTCCAGGATAAGCATTACGATGACAAGTTATGCTATCTACAATCGGAGCAATCTTACGAGCAACGCTCTTTACCGAACGGTCGTCGACATCGGCGTCTGGATATAAATGTACATTTGCCATTACGAAAGGATACGCTGACAATACGTACTCAACAGCTTCAGAATATGACTTTCCGAAACCTGCGATTACTACATGGTTACCATTTGTATCACCATGCAATACGTTAAAGAAGATGCCTAATGCATCCATAAATCCCTCACAAACATGAATGTTTACTGGGACTATTGTGTTCAGATTAGTTGGTATTACGTAATACTTATCCGTATTCATGTTTTCATTGACTACATAGTTTACGTATTTCTTACCTAATAAGTCATACTTAGGAAGATTGTTTCCCTTTTTGTAGGTAAGATTACGAAGTGAAATCATATTATTGTTTGCACCAATGGCTCCGATAAAATACTTATCCAGAGTTTCCATATCACGCATGTTTCTTGTATATGACTTAACCTCGTTACCATTAAGTACATCTGATATATTTAAAACAAGTTTTAACCGAGTAGCATCATCATATGAAAGCTGAGTGCCAAGTCTTCCATTGATGTACTCTAACTTATGTCTTGTCAATTTATTATCGGTCACTTTAGTTGGACCTAAATCCAATACTGTACGTCCTGTTATTCTCTTAGCTCTAAAGCCAGACTTATCCTTAGATACAGAATTGAATCCCTCTGGCATCCAGAGATTGTATCCATTTAACCAGTTCTGATTTACAATACCAGACTTCATCGGATTGTGTGGGTCACAATGAAAACAGTTATGCATTACCGGAACGGTGTCATCGTTAAATGGACCTATATAACAATGTCCAGATCTGTCTCCGCAATATGGACATATACAAACAATCTGTTCTCCTCCCTTAGCTGTTCTAGCTTCAGGTAAGATATTCAGTAAGTAATCTTTAAACTCTTCTCTAGTCATTATAATCTCTCCTAATTACATAACTCCGGTTATCTTTCCATCAGATGTCATCATTATAATTGTTGGAGCTTTCTTTTTCTTTAACTCCACCGTGTACCCTAGCGAATCAGCGTATATTAGGAAATCTTCTAAAGATGTGAATTTGTCATTCTCGATATTGGCAATCTTTGCAACACTCAGACCAGACGCCTCGGACATTTCTGCCCGAGACTTCATGGCTTGATTGCGAATCTTTTTAATATCTGCAGCCAATAAACTCTTAACTGTCATACGAGTCTCCTTCGTCTCCGGAGAAATTGTATGAATTTGTAGTATCCTGAATAAGTGACACTACCGATGAACACAGTCCTCTGGATGGCAATTCTTTAAGAAGTTCTTCCGCTAATTCCGCACGTTCTTCTGGTGCAGCTAAGGTGATTGACCTAAGTACGACTAATGCTGCAATATCAGCATCGCCTTCTGTAAGGTCTGTTAATTTATCAGCTCCGGATAATTCAATCAGACAATCTACAACATTGTCCACAGAAACCGGAACACCTTCGAAGTATTCGTCTACTGCATCGGTTATACGTTTATCTTCGCAGCTCTCTGCTACTTTGAACCAGTCGGCAATAAGGTCATCGTAGTCTGTGTGTTTTAACGAGTCTACAAACGATGCAACCTGGTGGTTGATTTCTCGCCATTCTTCGATGCTCTTTTCACTAACAAAGTCAGCAAGACCGTACATTGTGTTAGGTCTAGCACTTGTTCTTTCAAAGAGATTGTACTGCAGCTTGATATTTGAATCTCGTCGATCAGCCTGCATCTTTTCAACAAGATATTTAGCATTCTCGGATATATTTCCATATCCACGAGCCTTATAGTCTTTGGCTATAGCACAGACGAACTCGATATCCATATCGGTAAATTTAGGACAGAACGTATCAGAACGTTCTACCACTCGGATTTGGTTAATTACATCTTTGCTCGGTAATACATATAAGAGTCTCTTAGGATATTCTATTACGTCGTATGATTCTATCGACATAATTGTCGCTTTTCTAAATCCAACCTTGAGGACTATACCTAAGATAGTACTCTGGTATTTGGATTGTTTGAGAGTGTTAAGTGGGTCGACGATGACCACATCTCCTCGTTTGAATTTCATAATTATTCCTCCAGTATAAAGTCTTTGATTAGTTCGAATGTACCGATGTTGAATCCTTCGTCGGTAGCAACGTATTTCTTTGTGTCGGTTTTTAAAAGGTCTTGCACTTGGTCTATCGATACTCTGTCACCATCGATGACACTACGAGCAGGTACAACCAAGAGATTGTGCCTTACATTTAAATAGTTTGTAAGTCTTTCGGAACTGAATACTTTAAGTATAGTAATGAAAGATTTCTGTACGGATTTTCTAACTGCTGAGTCTGACGCATCTTGGTCAAGAACTGTCACTTTGTCACTAAATCCCTGCACAAAGTCTTCAGATATCGCTAACGGATGCATCAATAATAAGTAATGATCTTCGCTGCTTTTGTTCATCTGAACAAGACCTCCTTTATATAATTTACTCTGATGTTGAGCTAGGCGTTAAATAAAAATCCGGAGTAGAAAATCTACTCCGGATGAGTTTATTTTTTAGTAGTTGTAAATATAGGTACAGTCGAAGTTGTGTGCTGGAAAAACTTACCGTTAGACATGCCAATAGTACCAGACGGATTGTACGCATAAACGTCATAAGGATTGTCTTTGCCGTATGAATCTTTGAGTACTTCAACGACGTCTTTATATGAATCGACTTCATGTAATCCTTGGTGTTTTCGCCACGATGACTCGAACCAGTATTGTTTACCATCAATAGTTATGATTGAAAACGTATGAGTTACGATATCATCAGGATTATCGCTCTTCTGCATCACGAACATATAGGACTTGTCTTTAACCCGCATTTTAGTAAACGCGTCATGCTGATAGTTTACAAAGTCCCAACATATGCCGGCATGATATTTATTCATATCGGATAACGAATGCATCCGGTATTGGGACCAGTCTACTTTATCCGGATCGGTTATCAGCTTACCGTTTATCAGAACACCATATTTCCATTTGGAAAGCTTCGAATTCAATTCTTTAACTTTGGTAAGTTTATCGGTATTGTTAAATGCTTCTAGAATGAATGATACGTCACTCATAACGTATCCCTCCCTTATCTTACATTACAGAAATCATATGACTCTGTAACTGAGTTACCGCGATATTTTTCGGCAATAGCGTGGCGAACACTGGCATTATTAGTCATTACGTCGACTATAGCCTCGTCAATTATTTTAATGTATTCTTTGGTTACTTCGTAAACTGATGTCGCCATTTTTAAATAGTACGTTGTCATAGCCGCGAAAACGACACTCCATTTTGATACTATTTGTTTGACAGCATCTGCAGCGGCAACAGAATCATTGTCAAGACGTTCAACGAATTTATTCATAGCAGCTTTACCAGATTCAATGCTTTCACCGATACTGTCACGAGAATATATGCTAAAATGTATATTGGCGGCAGATACCGCAAATTCAAGCATATCCGGTCTGAATCCAAACCCTCTCATATTGTTCATAGTATACTGATATATCTCAGACTGTAAGCATTCTTCGAGTGTGTGAGTACCGCCAGTAACCATATCGCTTAACTTGGATGTAAAATCGTCATCACCCATTGAACCTATGCCAAGAGCTTCAACCTTGGACAGAGTTTTTGATGATGTTGCGATAATGTATGCAATCGGATCTTTTTCATTTTTCAGTTCATCGACGGATATGCCGAATAGATCGTCGAATAATACTGATTCAATGTCGTATATGATGGCACCCACATCGTCAAGACGTTTTTTCGATAACTCAGGATATACGTTCGATAACTTAATATCCCCGGCTTTCTGGTTTACCAATTTGACAGCCTCATCCATTGCCAAACTGCTATATGTGTGTATCTTTAACCGGTTTGACAATATATCCTTCATAATCTCGTCATCGGTTGCTTCTTTAGATCCCGGTTCAGGTTTAACTTCTTCCGGCTTCGTGTTAGGTTTCTTCTTACCGAATCGTTGATTCAGCTTCTTTAACGCTGCGACAAACTTCTTAGCAACGTCTATGATTTTATCGATTATAGCTTTGAAGATCTTTTTGAACTTCGCTTTGATATCGAGGCCTTCGCCAATGACATCATAATTAAATGATTCTAATGCAATATCCATATTACGTTACCTCCTTATCTTATTGAACAGAAATCGTATGACTCGTGCTTCAGGTATGAAAATACGCCGGTTTTGTTTTTATATTCATCGACCAGTTTCTTCTGAAATTTAGTGTCATTGTTAAGCATATCATCGTATGCGGAATCAAGCAGATTTTCCATTGTGGTAATAAAATTATTTTGAACCGTGAACATTCGGACGTATGCAGATGCGAACACTGTGACTGCAGATACGATGTCCTGCATATGTGCCACAATTTTATCAAACTGTGAAACCGAGAATGGAGACATCGAAGTTATTTTGCGTGACATGAGTTGAATAAACGTGTTCGCATTCTCCTTAATACTGGAACTCTGGAACTCACCGTCGCTTTTATATATAACCGCAAATCCAAGTGTGTCGCCGTAAAGATACACGACATCAGCGCCGCCTCTTGCCATCGAGCCGAGATCTTTTTTAGCATACTCAAACCACGTTTGGAATTTTTCATATTTCATGCATTCAGCAACAGACACTTTTTCAGTTTTAACGAGATCTTTAATGTCATTTACAGGATCGTTTGTATTTGGTAATAGCTGCGAAACTCTTTTAGCTAACTCAGAGTCTAAACGTTCAATAATTTTCGTAAATCCGTCTTCAGCGTCGTCTATGTACGAAAAATCATCAAAAAGGAAGAATGCCGATGAACCCGATGTGTAGTTCCGCAATTCGCTGACAATGTCGCCGATGTGTTCTTTACCGTATAACGGCAAAGCTACATTGTCAATCATAACAGAATTGAAATTCTTTTTAGCATGTTCAACAATGTCATCCATGTACGCGCGCTTTATAAACGTTGCATGGCCTGTGCGTTTTACGAAGTCTAGCGATTTATTAAAATCATCAGCAGCTTCAGCCGCAGCTCGTTCTTCCGGTGACGGTACATGAATAGTTTTTAAGTCTTCCGGTTTGGGCTTATTAGCTTTGGCAGCCTTTCGCTTTGCCACGATTTTCTTGACAAAATCTGAGATTTTGGTCCATAAATTTATGATAGCGTTTACGATTTTACCAACAACAGTTTTGATTTTAGACATAATCCCGCTTGCTGATACCTCGTTTACTACATCATAATTAAATGTTTCTAATGCAATATCCATAATTCATATCCTCCTTATCCATGTTTATGCTTTCGCCAAGAGTACACATACATCTCAGCCTTTTTGTTATCATCACATTGCTCAAAACCAAGAGACTTGTACAGTTTCTGAGCCTTTGTATTTGTGTATGATACCTGGAGTTTAATTTGAGTATGCTTGCTCATAATATCTTTCAGTATCTTGGTTCCTAAACCAGACCCACGATATTCGGGTTTAAGGAATATCTCGCCGATATACCACCAAGCACCACCGTCTATCGAACACTGAGTAAGCATTCCTGCAGATTTGTCATCTCCAATGACAATCATTTGTGTATTTTTAACTGATTCTTTAACGTCATCACGTATAGCTTTCTGAATCCACGCTTCGTCACGCTGTTTAGGAGATACGGAATCCATTTCCATATCGTACATTGTATCTTCGTCTTTAGCAGTAGCTCTACGTAATGTGTACGTCATAGCAGCTTCGTTAATTGATAACACTGACATATTGAAATCCATAGACAATTCACCTCCCTAAGCTCTGTTATAAAAAAGTTGATAAAAAAAAATAATGGGGAGCTTTTTAAGCTCCCCATACAAGTGGTGTTAAATCATAAGAATGTACTGCAGATATTCTCTGATAATCAGCTCGCTCTGCTCTGTAGGAATCCTGATATCATTGATTTCTGTTCTCGGGTCAACGATGTATATCTCTGAAGATAACAGTGATGCTATTGTTTCGATAACACTGTTCATTACCTTCGGAGACATGTACTTCTTCTGTACAGCCTGGTATTCCTCCATTTGCTCCAACCGCACTGAATCCTTACGATTGATGAACGACTTTGCTGCAAGTTTGCTGATTCGTCCTGAGATGATGTAAGGGAATATCTTGAGATTTGCATTCAGCAATCTTTCCTTTGCAAGAATGATTAACGCTACATAATCTCTTATCGTGATTTCACGAATTGATGCTGTATCACCAAATTCAGCATTCCAAAGATTGAGAATCATTCTTCTCTGGAAACCATCCTTTGGCTGAAGCTGCTGATTGTTTTTGGTTAATTGAGCAATGTAGTAGTTTACTTCATCTACCGTAGGTCTACGATATTTGTTGTAAATTGTTTCCATTGTGTACTCACAGTTAACCTGATTCTGAATCATTAATCCGATATCAGCCTTTTCACGCTGCATCTCAAATCTGTCAAGAGGTGTAGAATTATCTTCGCCATCTCTCTTCGATGAGTCGTGAATAATGAAGTCGTACTCATAAGATATATCCGTAATCTGATGTCCTATCGAGTTCTTGATAACCGCGATATTGTAGTTTAACGGATTATCGTTATAAGTGTACTTAGGGAATGATGACAAAAGAATAGTTGACACCGTTGCACAAGTATTTGTGATTGCATCAATACCTCTTATCTGACATGTGTCCCAAAGTTTCTTGTCGTTCTTCGCAAGACTTGAAACGATAGTCATAACGGTTTCCTGAATCTTTGCGTGGATGTCGATTGTTGGATACAGGTCAAGAATCATCTGTACAATCTGGCTTAAAAACGCATTGAAGTCTGTCTGCTTACTTACATATGCATAGTGAGCAACGATTGGAAGTAAGATGTCCATAATTGTGGACATTTCCATCATTGTCATTACATGTACTGTGTCATAACAGAGTGCGTCGTTTGTTGATGCGTACGGTTTAACCAGTTTGTTGTTAAACTGTTCCTGATTAAGCTGTCTCATCTTGGATAAAAGTGTTGGCTTGTTTGGATTCAATGTCAGGAAGTAACGCTGAATGTCACACTTAAACATGTCTACCGTGTACTCTTCCTTTAAGATTAAATCACACTGAGCTTTGATATTAGCATACACCAATATCAATTCTCTATCCGGGTCATAAAACTTCTCGAAGTAGTTGATGTACTTGAAAAGCTTTGGCTTGATACCGTCAAGGTATCTCTTCTTTGATTTCAGGCAGAATGAATCAAGTTCGAAGCTTGCTTCTTTCATGCCCAACGCATAACTGACTGGTGCCATGATTGTGTCCTTAGTATATGTAATTAGCATATCATTCGGACCCGGCTGCCAATCGTCAATTGGCCATCTCGTATTGTTAACCTGGGCTAATGTTGGTCTCTTTCCTATCCACTGTTCTGGTGTATAGAATTCCATAATTGATGTCCTCCTTTTCCGAGCAGACTTCTGACTGCTTCACCCTTATAATATATAAGTGTTTTTCTGATTAACGTTTACGTGTTTTACCAACTGTCTTAGTGGTCTTAGTCTGTCCGACTGTACGGGTTGTTTTGCTCTTTCCGGTAGGTTTTGATGGATTAACAGTGTTGACAATCTTGTCAACCGTATCCTGAATCTCCGATGGAAGCTTCTGAATCTTCTTTTCAACCTTACGTTCGAATCGGTTTATCTTATTTGTAGTATCAATCTTGTGCCTTACCGAAGCATCCGTATGAATCTTACCGTTTATGATCATCTGATTGTATTTTGCCGGATGCATCATAGCGATATTCTCTTTATTGAAGAGATTGAGTTTATGCATTACGAGATATGCGAAGTAAAATGACTTACACATTCTCAGATTATGGTCTGGATTAGTATGCACCGGTTCCTGTTTAAGAGCCAGTTCATTAAGCTTGAACTTGAGAGAATCGATAAGCATGTTCTCCTTATTGAAGCACCAGCAATAGTAATAGATGAATCCCGGGTCATTTGAGAAGAACTTAACTTCGTATTCGGATATTGTCTTGTTTGTAATCTGTTTATCATTCTTAGGGATAAACTGAAGTACTACGTCATACTTAACGTTCTTTAGTTTAGCGTCAGGAATGTAGAAGTAGAACCAGTATTCATCTCCCTTTGTATATATAGCCACTTCGGGCATCTTGTTTTCTCGGATAATGATATCGTTAAGCTTGTTAGTATAAGACTGCATCAGTTCTCGGTTTGTCTGATTAGCAAGCTTAGGATCGTTTATGTATTCTAATAAAGTCATAAGAACTTTAGCTCCTTTCTTCTTAACGTAAAAGGCGGAGTCAGAATAATCTGACTCCGTCAATTACAAGAATTATATATAGGAAATTAGAGGTCTTCTGGTTCCGGTCCGTAAGATGTGTAGTTCACATCTGAAAGGATGAACTGGTTTGATGTGAAGATGAGCATAAGAATCTTTGAAATTGTCTTAAGGATACAGATATCTGTTTCGATAGATGACAGAACCTTTCCGTCGAAGTCCTTAGTTCTGAGGTTGAATGGGCAACCCTTTTCAAGTGATTCGTTTGCGAGTTCTTCAGCCTTTGCATCGTCGCCGCTTACTGCTGTGATGTAAAGTGCCTTTGTAAGTTCAAGATAAGCAGTCTTAATGATAGCGAGAATCTTCTGTGTTTCTTCATCATCAGAAGTTCTTTCTGTAACTGCACGGAATGCTTCGAAGTTAGCACCGAAACCTACACCGTACTGTGATGCTGAACGAGCGTTGAGTACTGCGTCATCGAGTGCGTCGAGTTCCATGTCTCTGTCCTGTGCAGAGATACCGCCGTATGAAATCTGAACCATACGTCCCTTAAGGCCGTTAATTCTCTTTTTATAATTGAAAGTATCTGTGAGTGGAGCACCGTCCTTAGACATTTCTGCATACTTAGCTTCAAGTTCACGGAGCTTGTTTGAGTATATATCTGTAGGTGTTCCATCTTCGTTGTACATGCATGCAGGTGAGTATGCCTTGCATGATGTGAATGTAGCTTCAACAGCTGCAGCATGACCTGCAAATGATCTGAAGTTAGCCGGTGTAACAGCCTTGCCTGTCTTTTCCATATACTTCTTGTTTTCAGGGTCAAGATACTTGCAGATGTGCTTGCCGCCTGACATTGTGCAGAGGTCATCCATAGATGGCTTATCAACCGAAGTTACGTTTGGAACGAGGAGGAATGGAGGCTTCTGGTCATAAGGACAAGCGGCCATCATTTCTTCTACCTGTGCAAGGTATGCTGAATAGTCTGGTGTGAAGTGTGGGCAGATAACTACTGTAGGTGTGTACTTACGATCAGCAAGAAGCTTTTCGCTAGGTGTCTTACCTGCAGCAACAAGTCTGTCGCATTCTGTCATTGCGGCGATTGGCTTAGCAATGTTTTCGTTGAAGATGATTTCAAATGTACGAAGCTGTTCTGCATTGTCAATCGGATCATCAAAGAAGTAGATTTCCGGATTTTCGATTCTGCAGATATTGCCCGGTCTGTTTACGTATACGCCGCTCTTGAAGCCTTCGAATATCATCATACCGTCAAAGTCGATGATTTCTGTTCTGCTGTCAGAAGAAGCGACTGTTTCGATAAGTACATCAAGACCGTACTTGTCGTACTGATCCATGATAAGCTTAACGAGATCTTCTCTGCCGTTTGTTGAGATATAGCAGATGTCTCTGATGAGTTCCGGTGTAGCATCCTTGGCATTCTTCTTGATGTCTTCGCAAAGCAGGTCGATTACTTCACCGAATTTTGTCATGATACCCTGACGGTCGTATTCACGATCAGCCGGATACATCTTGTTGAGCTCGTTAAAGAGCAGATAAGAAAGCATTACGATTGAAGTTGTAGCATCGCCGACTACCTTAGCCTGCTGCTGACACTGCGAATCGATATCTGCTTTAATTGAGTTTTCAATTTCACCGCTGAAATTAATCTCTCTTACTACAGAGAGACCGTCCTTTGTGAACTTCGGGAACATGTTTGGCTTGTAAATATTTGTAACAGAGCCATTCGGTCCGAATGTTCTTCTGAGTGCTTTGTACATCTCCTTGAGAGTTGCGAGCTGTACACTTCTTAATACTACTGGTCCTACAATATTTGTTTTCATGTTTTAGTCCTCCTATATATAATTTATATACTTAATAGTTATGAATGATGTATTATTTTACTTGGCATATGCGTTGTATGAGCCAACCTGACAATTGAGGGTAACCATCGCGAATAACAGATTCTGATCGATATTAACGTAGTTTTCTTTCATCATATTCCTTGACCAGTTTGGAACAAGAATTGATGTATTGGTTAAAACGTTAATATCTTCGCCATCTGCTACAAGTGACAGGCCATCCTTTAAATCGTCAATATTTTCGATGTAGACTTCGTCTGCTCCCGATATATCGCCGATGAGAGTGGTCTTTCCCGACATCATCGTGGTAATTTGAGTACTACTATCGGGATATGTCTTTTTAAGTTCGGTAAGAACTCGGTTGAATACATCCGCCTTGATAGCAGCAATGTCGTTGTTTTCCGAACGGCAAAGTATATCAATAGTAGCCGATGTTTCAGATACGAGCTTTTCAAAGAACGCGAAGATTGATGTCTTAAAGAATGATGCTGATATAAGGACATCTCTCATAACCTTAGCGTTATTAGTGATGTCGTAATACAGTTCATCAAGTTCTTCGGGGTCTGTAGAGATATCGTAATTACGTATCGGATTACGATGCTGTCTTTCTCCAAGTAATGCTCTAAACATTTCTGCATTAGGAGCATCAACGTGTGTAAGCTGCCATGCCCAGTGTGTCTTGTCGTTAGATACAGCTAAGGCTAAGTAAGAGCCTATAGCTACATCTATATCGAACAGACAATCAAAGTCCATGACGATATGTGTTGTTTTCGTAAATGCCATTTTAAACTCATCCTCCGTAGCGTTGAGATAATCTTCAATCTTAGCAGGTTTAGAATGAAGTCTAACCAACTTAAGGCTTTTCTCCGATAACCTTAAGCTAAAATCTACGCTTTCCATAAATAATCCTCCTTATTCGTTATCGTCGTCATTTCCGACGCACATACAAAGAAATACAAGCAACTGACACAATACATATGCTAATACTCCTCTGAATGATAATAACACCGTTGTTGGTACAGTAACGATAAACCAGACTAGCATAAGTCCAGCTATTATGGTGAATTTACCTAAATCGGTTTTAAAGAAACGTTT